GTTTTGTATGGAGTTACAAATTGACCATCAGAATTATTAGTATCTACGTCAATTTCATAAATGATACCTTCTTCTGTATAAATCTCAACAACACTCTTTACATAAATTCTAGCGGTATTGACATTTGGATCAGTTGGGTCATTTTCTTGGAAAAGAACTTCTCCAACAAGCTCCATTGGGTTACCAGAGAGTTTTTGTGCTCTAATAACTTCTCTAGAAACGTAAAATGCGTCAGATGGCTTGAAGATACGATCTCTAGGGTACTTGACTTCGGATTCTACTCCAAAGATCGATCTCATAATGAATTGGAAGGACCTAGTTGTTCCTTTAGCAGAATAAAAGTCCTTAATTCTCTTTACAACAACATTCTGATTTACTGTCTCGTAAAAATCTTTAGGGAATGTTGAAAGATACTGCTCTTTAAACTTCTCTAAGATATAAAGAGGGAAAATGTTGTTTAAATTGACAACTGCAGTTCCAGTCGAGTGAGAAGAAGCCTCAGTTTGGGAGAAATTGAATTCTGCAGTAGTTCCTACTGCAGTTACGCCAGAAAATCCTCTTACACAATTAGTAAATGACGTGGAGTTCTTACCATTGTAGTAAATAATCTCATCATCGATTTTTAACAGACCTTCATTGGGAAAATCTGTTGTCGAAGTAACGTCAACCGAAGTTGAAGTTTCAGAAAGAGTAGAAATGAGTGTAGTCTCTTGTACCAGAGACTCATATCTGTCAATATTGTAATATTCGTCCCAGTTTTGGACAATATCAATTGGATTGCCTTTTAATTCCTGGGATTTGTAATATGCCCTTATAAAATCGACAAAAGTCGTGTAATCCTCTCTGACAAAGGAAGGAAACTGAGAAAAGACTCTATCTGAAATCTGCGATCTAGACTCAGGACTAACCTCTGAAGGAACTGGGGGTACAGTTACCTGAGTGGGAGGTGTAGTCCAAGAACTAACTTTCCAGGAGGATGTTGGCATGTTCTATTTTAGTTATAACTGGACTCTAAGGAAACTCCAGTTCCAGAAATATTGGAACCGCTGCTAATAACGTCTTCAACGACGTTTACGACTGTATTATCTATGCCAATTGTCAAATAGGTTTCTCGGAGAGAAATGAGGTCGTTGCTATTTGGAACGGCACTGATTCTAATTTGATTGGAACTAGAAGATGTAGATGTAATGATCAGGTCATTAATCACAATCTCACCTAACAAATAATCGACTGTTCCCCAAAGACCATCAACATACTCTCTTTCACCAGTGTCCTTAACGTAGAAGAGTTTTAACTGACCTAAACCATCATCTTCAAGATAATATGTATTGATAACATCTCCAGCAAGTTTAAATCCTGTTGTCGTAACAGAAGGACTAGTTGTTGATGCGAAGATTCTATTACCGTAGCAAATCTTATAGTTTACTCTTGCATTCAGTTCTACAGTAACATTTTTCCTCATTTTCAACTTCGTGATGTTTGAAGTGAATGATGGGTCAGAATCATCGATAATTTTCTGCAGTTTGGAATATTTGAACTTACCACCAAACTTATTAAACTCAGATCCAGCGTTGAGTAAGTTAAATGCACCAAGAACAATGTTCTTGAGTTCTGCCTGTGTGCGTCTAGTTAAGTTAGGGTTAAAATATACAAAACTAGTTAAGTCAATGTACAGTACAGATGGGTCAATGATTTTTGGTTCTACCGCAGCAACAGAATAATCTCTTAATTTCTTGAGAATGTTATTTTTCTCGGATAAAGAAAGTTTGTCTGCGTTCTTTGGTTTGATTGCTAAGAAAACTTTTCCGTACTCTGGTGGATCTGCTTCTTCACCACCATAAGCAGAAATCGATTGAATATTTGGATAAATTTGAGGAAGTAAAACCTCATAGTCTCTCGTGGAGACTGCTCTACCAAACGAAGAGTAGAATTTAGGTGCAGAGAACTTAATTTCCTCGGTGCTTTCTCTTACCGATCCTCCGTCTGGGGGAGAAATCAAGGAAACAGTAACTCCACTGGTAATCGAGTTAGAATCGTTGTCCTTTACAGTACCAATGAAGTCAAATGACGTTAATCCGTTTGCACCAGCACCACTGCTGGTCGTATATGTAACAGTGACTACATCATCATTGACGAGTGCTCTGCCCAGAACGTTATCACCAAATAAAATTTCTGGTCTACCGTATTCGGATTCTTCCAAGAAGTAAACTTTGGACTCACCGTTGATTTTGGTGATGTCCGTTGCTTTCAGATATGCTTCTGTTGTAGTACCACTGGTAACTTCAATTCTTAAAGACGTGGTATCAATATTTTCGTTGGTCAGGATGAATCTCTGTCTCTCAGATGTGTCTCTAACAAAAGTATCTGTTAGGAATACACCTTCATACAAGTTTAAGTTGGAGAAAGTCGCAACACCACTTAAACTATCGACAGAAACACTCTGATCCGAGTCCGTAGAGAAAACATAGTTCTCATTATCGGGTCCAGTGAAGTTTAATACCAGACCTTTGAAGATAGTTACTGTTTTTGGATAAGGAAACGCTGTCTGAATCTCAATATTAACGGGGGCAACCGAAGAACGAGCACTCTTAGGAGTGTATCCGATCATTCTTGCGAGTTTTACAACGTTTTCTCTGAGAACAGCAGTCTCTAAGAAGTTTTCATTGACAATCAGGTTGGCATTTACCGCAGAATAGTAGGTATTGTATGCCAGAATGTCCAAAAGGACCGTCAAAGAAGAACCCTCAAAGTCATAGTCCGAAAATTGGGACTGACCTTTGAGGTAATTCTTGATCTGTGCTTTAATCTCGTTAAATTCTAACGAGTTTACCTGATTAAATGCCATTATGGTTTAAATACTAAATCGATAGAATCAACAGTGGGTTGCAATCCAAGAATAATGTAACTGACTTGTGCGCCAAGTTCATTTGAGTCTTCGTCAAATCGAACTACGACTTCATAGCAAGCGACTCTTGGTTCATATAAGTTAATGCACCTCTCGATATTATCGGAAAGTTCATTTTCCAAACCAGGAGTGTAATTCTCAAAAAGTTGTCCAATGATGTTCCCACCGAACTGTGGATAGAATGGCTTTTCGAAAAAATTGTACCTAACGATATTTTTCACCGATTCTTTGATCGCTTTTTCGTTTTTAAGCGACAAAACATCGTTGGTTACTGGATTTTTTTCAAAAGTTAGGCTAAAGTCCCTAAAGGACTTCGAGATAATCGCCATTTTTACAGTTCGACCTTGATTTATTTATCAGGGTTTCCGAAAGTCACTCGTGCCAACGCTCAACATAGTCGTCAAATCCGCCTTTTCCGCCGCAAGGACGTGATAAACGATTAGTTGGGGGCTCATTTTTCTGTTTTTTCGCCATTTTCAAGTATTTGTCGCTGGCGGGAGATGTAATTAGTGTCATACCTGACTCAATGAATTCGTTTCCTAGGTCTACGGGCGAATTTGCCATAAAAAATCCTCCGAAAAAGTCCAAAAAGAACTTTTAGGGAGGTTGCTATCTCCAAAATTATTTATCTGCCTTGTCCACGATACGCTTTTTTCGCCTTATTTCGTGAAGTAGCGGCATATTTGGTGTTGGGAGAACGCCCTTGACGGGTCAGTTTGGGTTTTCCAGGGGTGTAACCAGATTTTACGAGACCGCCTTTTGCTTTTGCCATAAGAAATCAGTGCTTTACCTTCAAATTTTACGGGTTTTTGGTGGTTTTGTCAAGGTCATCCACCAATGTAGACCTTTTTTGCTCCCTCTGGGAGTCCGTGGTTGCCCACTTTGTCACCATCTCCAATATCGGAGTTCAATTTTCCACATTTTTTACCATTTACGAACACAGTATCGGACCCAGAGACGATTGCTCGCTGAGTTCCTGCGTGGGTCGTAGAACCGCATGTATGGGGTGCGTACTGATCGTCCAGTCTACCTACCCCCTTATTGCCCGCAAAGACGTTTGTAGACGCTTGTACGAGTTGTGTAGGAGGGAAACACCCTTCTCCTGTGCTGTATGCATCCAGAACTGCTGGTGTAGTCTTTGCCATCAGGTATACCTAACTTTATTTGTGACAATATCGTTCATCTTATCTCGACCCAAGTCCCAATTGTTCAGGATATTCTGAGTTACGTCATAAACGTATGTAGTTGGAACACCTGCACAAATGGTTTGAATTGTATAGGTGTAAGTAACTGTCCTAGATGCTCTAAAGTCAGGCTTATAACGAATTAGAGTATCGACGGGGTTTGGGAGGTCTGCTTCATATTCGCCACCCGTAGTATACGCATCAGGTTGTACAGTGTTTTTGCTGACTGTAAAGATACGCCCACCATCACTAATAGAACTCTCTAGTTCAGTGACGGGTGTATGATAAGTCTTCCCTGTAGTATCGTCTCTGTATTCCCACTCACGCTCATCAAAGTAAGTCTCGTTCAAAGTACCAATCATCGAGATCGTCAGACTTGCTGATGGCGTGGCGGTAGGAATGTAGACAATATCTCCTGTGTTAGGGTAACCAGGATCAAGACCAGGAAGAATACCAGTGGGAAGTGCAGGGGATACCGCTGTCATAGTAACGCTCACAAGAACTTCTAGAGGTCCTAATGGAGGAGGACATGGATCTAGAATTACTGTAATCGTATCACTAAACGCTACACCAATCGTAGCGTCATTAAAAGTGTACTTAGACAACTGTGCCATACCTTAGAGACCTTCGCGCCAAAAGGGTTTACGCGGTTTTTTACCCACCAAGACTATTTAAACGTTCTTCATGGTCACAAACAACATCTACAAGTCTCTCGTAGATGCTCTCACCAGGACGCTTCATCATAATCTTAGAATCATTCACACGCTTTTCTAAGGCATTCAATCGTGCCCATAGAAGTTCTATTTCAGCATCTCTGTATGCAGCATAAAGACTGTCATCTAATTCCACTGGTTAATTTCTCCTTACTAATGAATTGTTCTGAGAGATCGAAATGCATGACCCAATTTTCAGTGATAATGTAATATCCTGTCAGATCTTTCCCATTATCAGTCCAACCATAGCTCGTCACCTTTTCGTGGACATCTTGATGGTCCAGTAGTTTGTTTGTGTGTAGGTAGTGGTTGTACTTCTGATGCAAGTTTATCATAGAGCGATGGTTCCCTTCAAGTCAGGTGGAATGTTCCTTAGACTAATTATAGTGCCCCTCGGAGTCTTTGCAAGATTCTTTGCAATTGTTAACTTGTCACGTTTTATTGATGCTTCCTTTTCTGTCCAGATCTGATAAAAGCGTTCCTTGTCTGAGGTAATCTCGGAGGGGGAGAAAAATCTGCGAGAAATTTTTTCGAATGGGCGTTCACGCATATACTCAATATCTATGCCAATTGGCATGGAACCAACCGCGATTGCCACGTAGTCGGCACTGTCGGATTTACTCCAATGCACTGTGGCGGGCGATTTGCAAGACAGACGACCTTCTAGGAAGTCTGCGATGCAAGCTCGGATGATCTTGGAGTGGGCGATCTGGGGAGACTCGAAAAGGTATACGAGAAAATTTTCCCCCAAAAAAATTTCTGAAATAGGGATCCTAAGTTTTTCAACGAACATGATAGTACGGACGCGAATGCAAGACTTTATAGATTAGGACTTTGGGTCCCATATAACACGGGCTACGCCCCCCCGCCCCCGAAGGGGCGGCAACTGTCCTATGCGCCTAGACGCATAGAGTCATTCGAAGGTGGGGATCTTAGCGATTGCCTCATCGTGGTAGCGGTCGGCGTAGACACCAGCGAACCACCAACCCTCGTGCGC